CAACTGACCTATTCACCGTCCGAGGTAATAGTGTTAGTGAGTTTAGAGCTAACCTAACCGCAGCAGTTGAAGCAATTGCTTCTGCTGTTGAACTACAACAATCACTTAACAACCGCTCAGGCGGTGCGTCAGGTGGAGCATTTGCTGCAACACCTGCAGCAGTTCAAGTGCTACAAGATGCTGGACTCAATCCAACTCCAGTTGCAACAGGAACAACACCTCAAGCAATTGAAGTAATCATGGATCGCTACGGTAATGAATGGACATATGGACATCCAGATGCGCCAGCATTACCAGACGGTCGTGGAAAGTATGCAAAGAAGAAGGGTACTTCCAAGGCTGGCAAGGCTTACGTTGGTTGGTTCGACCCAGCTAAGGGACCGAAGCCTTTCACACCTGGTGCAGTAGAAGCAGAAACTATCTGGGCTAAGTAACATGCGTTCACTGTTGCAAGTAGTGGGGGTTGAATCTCCTGCTGGACATATGCTCCCAGAGATTCTGCCTCAACTTACTCAGTCACAAGTTGTGTTTCGTCAAGCGCAGTTGCACTTGATAGCAGCACAACCTGGTGGTGGTAAGACACTACTTGCACTGTGGTACGCAATTCAATCTAAGATTCCGTCACTCTACTTCTCGGCTGACTCTGACTCCCGAACAATAGCCACTCGTGCAGGGGCAATCCTTATGGAGAAAGAAGTTGCACAGGTTGAGAAGATGATGGACTCTGATGCATCAGTCCTTTTGGAAGATGCACTCGCTGATGGTGCAGGGCATGTTCGATTCAACTTTGATCCGTCGCCTTCGTTGCAAGACATCGAAGAAGAAATAGAAGCTTGGATAGAACTGCACGGCTCTGCACCACAAGCAATCTTTGTAGACAACTTAATGAATGTCGCTTCAACAAGCGACAATGAATGGACTGCATTACGTGATGCGATGTCAGCCTTCCACTATATGGCTCGTGAATACGAGTCAGCCTTCATCGTTCTACATCACGTATCCGAGAACGAGAAAATGTCAAAGCCTAACTATCCTGCTCCGCGTAAAGCGTTGATGGGTAAAGTTGCAGCGTTACCAGAGTTGGTTCTTAGTGTTGCACTAGACGGACAGGCAAACGCTTACCGCGTTGCCGTAGTGAAGAACCGACATGGTAAGGCTGACCCAACAGCAGAGAGTTACGTCTCGCTGTCAGCGGAGGCAAGCCACATGACTTTGTATAACTCACCTGCCGAGTTAGCAAGAGCAAGGACAATGCGACAATGGCAGTAGATATTGAATTAACTTTAGATGAGATCTTGGATGCAATACGTTTCATCCATCTAGTAAGAGAGAATAAGAAACAGTATGAAGTTGTTGACAAAAAGTTTGATAAGAACAATTCATCGTACTCGGTTAATCTTATGGGTCAGTTGGGTGAGATGGCGTGTGGCAAAGGACTTGGGCTACAAGTGGACAGAACGGTTTCGCCGAGCGGTGATAATGGACACGACCTATCTACACCACTGGGAAAAAATATACAAGTCAAGACGTCAACGTTAGACAAATTAATATTTAATGCACCAGAACTATTTGTATCTGACATCGCAGTGTTGGTGCAATTCTTTGGTGACAAACAACTACCCCATGTCGACAGTAAGTTTACTCTAGTTGGTTATGTGACACGCGAAAGATTTCTTGCGGAACATTACAAACATGACTATGGTTACGGCATTCGGTTAGTGATGGATGCTAATCAACTACAACCAATAGAGGAGCTCATCAATGGATTATCCAGACTTCAGTCAAGCTCGTTGCAGGGAAGTGGGAACTGAGTTCTTCTTTACAGAAGAAGATAACGAAAGAGATACTTCTGTATATGCACTTGGCAAAACAATTTGTTCTGGATGTTTCGTAAGACGAGAGTGTTTAGAGTGGGCAGTAAGACATGAAGCTCACGGATTGTGGGGCGGTATGACACCGAGAGAACGTATGCTTATACGAAAGAAGAGAAACATTATCCTCGAACAGATACTGGTGACTGACTATGTCAACGCCAAGTAAACGTAAAGGTTCACAATACGAACGAGACGTAGCCAAGTGGCTAGTCTCGTATGGTTTTCCATGCGCCGAACGTGCGTATGGTGCTGGTCGGCACGATGATGTCGGAGACATTGACGGTATCGACGGCGTAGTAATAGAATGTAAGAACGAAAAGAAGATCACTCTCAGTGGCTATCTTCAAGAGCTCTCGGATGAGATGACTCATGCTGATGCTGAGACTGGCGTGGTGCTAATAAAAAAGCGTGGCACTACAAATGTCTCAGAGTCATACGCGGTAATGCCCGCATGGCTCTGGGCTGATCTGCTAAAACAGGCAGGTTACAATGGACATAGGTAACACAGTGACAGTGCGTTACCAACTGAAAAGAGGTAACTATGCGGTTGATCGCAATAACCGTAGCAACAGTGACATTTATTTTAATGTCACCAGCACAAGCAACTTCACCGTTGCTGACCTTGGAGAAGCGCATGATGGTGCTGGACAAGGAAGCAGCAATAGAACTTGCGATAAGCACAGTAACAACGGACAAACGAGAAGCATCTTGTGCGAAGAAGATCGCGTACAAGGAGAGCCGTTACAACGTGGACTCGCTCAACAAATCGAGCGGAGCACGTGGAGCGTGGCAGTTGCTCTGGGCAAAACCAGGGTGGTCACTACTCAAACAAACATCAGAAGCACACAAGTATGTGCTCCATCGTTACGACACTTGGTGCAACGCACACAAGTTTCATCAGGAAAGGAATTGGTATTAAGTGAACCAGCCTGAGTTCTTAGAAGCAGTCTTCAATCATTATGGATTGGACTTACCGCAAGGTGAGAAGTCAATCCTATGTCCAGTACATGATGACTCTCGTAAGTCTGCTTCAGTGAACTCAGACAAGGGCGTCTGGGTATGCTATGCATGTAGTGCTGGTGGTTCTGGTATACAGATCATCATGGCTCGTGAGAACTTAGCATACCCAGAGGCTCGGTCATGGGCTGAAAAAAATATTGGCAAAGAATCTTCTGCTCCGATTGTTCACAATCGTCGCAGTAAGAAGGGTGGGCGGTGGACACCACCAAGGTTGAGGTCTAGATGACAACGATCATTGGTATCCAATTAGACAACGGTTGCATTCTTGCAGCTGATTCACGCACCACTGCAGGTGGCAGACCATACTCACATCCAATCGTTACTAAGATTAGTAAGCGAGGCAAGTGGTTGGTCGCAGGTGCTGGTGATGTGCAACCATGTGATGTGATACAGCATGTGTGGAAACCACCAGCAATCCCAGCCAACATCAAAGACATGTATCACTTTATGATTACAACTGTAGCCCCAAGCATTAGAGAATGTATTAAGGAGTCTGGCTATGTGCCAGACAAGGATGATGCAGATGCTGGCTTCGAGTTCATACTTGCAATCAATGGCACGATCTACCAAGTGGATGACTCTTACTCTGTCTACTTGCGTGATGATGGGCTGTATGGCGCAGGGTCAGGGTCGAGCTTTGCACTAGGCGCACTAGCAGGTGGCGCAACATGGAAGCAAGCAATGCAGATTGCTGCTCGCAATGATGTATATACTGCACCCCCATTCATTACACACAGGCAGGAGAAACCATGAAGACTAATCCCAAGCTCATAGATCTCTGGACTAAAGCAGCACATCAGTATCACGATAGCCTTGCTGGCTCACCAGCAGAGGCTTACCTAACCAAGCGTGGCATCCTTGATGGAGCCGAAAAATTTTTACTAGGTTATGTAGCCGAGGTAGCACCTGGTCATGAGGACAGACTTAAGCATCACCTATCCATCCCCTACATTACAGAGGCTGGTGTAGTTGGGTTTAAGTTTCGTCGCATCGACGGCGGTGATCCTAAGTACATGATACCTACTGGTCAAAAGCACCACCTATATAACGTCAGTGCAATACTTCATGCAGTCAACCAAGTACTAGTAGTAGAGGGGGAGATAGATGCGATTAGTGCGACTCTTGCTGGGTTCCCTGCTGTTGCCGTTGCTGGTGTTAATGCTTGGAAACCTTATTTTAGTAGGTGTTTTGATGGCATTGGTACTGTCGTAATCTGTACAGACAATGATGCTAAAGAGGATGGCTCTAACCCAGGGCAGGAACTTGCTCGTCGTTTGCAGGATGCCATACCTCAAGCCGTCCGCGTGTCGTTACCGCCTGACAGCGATGTTAATAGTATAATTGTAGACCAAGGAGCGCAAGCATTAGCTGATTTAGTTAATGCAATTAACAACTGAAAGGTGCTCCGTTGGCGAC